CCAATGTTGCAAGGCCAGCAATATCTAGGCAGCGTTAAGGGAGGGTTATCGAATGGTATCTAAACATAAGGCCACATTGATTTGTTGGTTTTGCAGCAATATCCAGTGTAGCGAATCGGTCGGGTTGCTACGTTTACAGCATGAACCCTTTCATGCTATAGTTGCAACATACCGAAACGATTTGTGGAACGGTGTTGCACATACAGCACGGGGTATTCTATGATTGAGCAAGTAAACACCATATTCTCAAATCCTTTTGAGTTTATCAGTAGGTTGAACATAGTTGATAAGCGTGGTAAGGTAGTCCCACTGAGACTAAATGCAGAACAAATAGAGATCATCAACGGTTTACAGATTGGTGACGATACCTTGATACTTAAGCCTAGACAGATTGGAAGTAGCACGGTTGTTTGTGCTTACATGTTTTGGAAGGCCTACACAGCGACCACACCTTTAACGTGTGTGATACTATCGTACAAGATTGCATCTAGTAAACACTTGTTGCACATACATAAGCGATTCTATCAGTATCTCCCAGAGGTATTAAAAAGACCATTGGATATAGACAACACAACAGAACTATCATTCAAGGGTGGAGGTCGTATTGTTGCAGCTGCAGCAACTCAGGCAGGTGGTCTACGTAGTTATACTTGTTCTATGCTTCATATCTCAGAGTATGCATTTGCAGAGAATCCAGAGGAGTTAAAGGCCACTGCTATTAGTGCGTTGAATGATGGACAGTTAGTAATAGAGTCTACAGCAAACTATTACAATGATGCACTATGGAAAGAGATAAACAAGTATCATACAGGGGAGGCACACTGGACATATCTGTTCTTCCCTTGGTTTATGCATAGCGAATACAGTATGGAGGACATAGGCCTAGACCTATCAGAGGAGGAGACAAAGCTACAGGTAAGGTATGGTTTAACCCTTGGTCAGATAGCATGGAGACGTGAGAAGATAAGCAAACTAGGTTGGGAAAAGTTTGTACGTGAGTATCCGTTGTCATTAGATGAAGCATATCGTATCAGTGGCAATACATACTTTACCGCCCAAGATTTTGAGCATGTAAACATAGTACAGGTACAGCCTACAGAGTGGACCACATTTGACAATGCTAACCCAGATGATTCGTATGCGATAGGTGTAGATGTTAGTGGTGGTGTTGGTAGAGATTATGCAGTAGTGTTTTGTGTATCTAGGATGACATTGCAACCGGTGTGTATATTTAGAAGCAACATGGTAAGTCCAGTACAGTTGGCAGATTACATCTATGATATGAGTGTGACATACAACAATGCATTGGTATTGGTAGAGAGTAACAACTATGGATTGGCAACGATACAAGAGTTAAAGTATCAGGGTTTTCATAGGTTTTGGTTAGACGCACATACAGGAAAGGACTTTTTGACGACAGCTAGAACCAAGCCATTGTTGTTTGAGAATCTTAAGAAGGGTATACAGACAGGTAGTATACATATGATAGACAATATTACTGTAACTGAGTTGCGTAGTATAACGGTAGATGAGAAAGGTATACTTAAGTTTGGTGATGATATGGATACCCACTGTGACAGTGCTATGGCGATGTCATTGGCGTACTGGTGTTTAAACAGTGTTAAGTTAAAGCAGAGTGCATACCTACCGGAGTGGATTATAGCACGCAAAGCGGATAGGGTACAGCAGTCAGGTGGAGTAAGTCCACAGTTGCACAGGAGATATTGATGTTTTGTGATGTGTGTGAGTGTGACCCATGCGATTGTGATTCAGAACCAAGGGCGGTATTTTGTCCAGAGTGTGGAGACAAGCCATGTAACTGTGGGAATCATAAGTTGGTACGCATGGGGAATATGGTAGAGTTGCAATATGATGTTCAGGGCAAGTCATTTAGTGTATATGTGCCACTTGACTTTGCTGACCAGTATCAACAGCTGTATAGTAATATTAGACTAATGGATGCAAACGGTAGTGTAATAGAGTATAGTGGTGGTGTTAGTAAAGGTAGTGGTGTTGGTGGTAAGGAGTAATCATGGCACGTAGTAATAAAGAGATTGTACATTTGATTCGTACTGTATTGGATGAACACAATGATTTTTATGACCAGCAACGCGCAGAGTTAAAGCGATATAGGGATGTGTATGAGAACAGGTTTTGGCAGTCAGAGTATATGGATGACACAATGGTCAGAGTGGAAACTGCTGATTGTTTTGGTTATGTTGAAGGTTTTATTGCTAGTTTGTTTAGTCGCAACCCTGCTGTTGTGGTGGCCAAAGATACTTCTATAATAGAGGGCAATGCGCTCATGGCCCAAGAGGTTATCAATAGATTTTTGTTTGACAAGCGTGAGCAGCTGGAGATTGCAAGTAGATTGGCATTGATATATCCGTCAGCTTTTTTGAAGTTGTCTCCTACAAGTAGTGAAGACATGTTGGAGAAGGTGTCTATACGTGCGATACCTTGTTGGGAGATTATACGAGATTTGGATGCCAGCAGTTGGAATGAGCAGCGATACATGGCGCATACGTATTACTTGAGTGTACCTGAGGCCAAGCGTAAGTTTGGCAATAAGAAGTTTACAGCGATACCCAAGGTAGACTTTTTTACGCCCCAAGAAAAGTACACTGGAGTGAGTGAGGACTTGCCGGATGATTACTTGTACATACAGGTGGTAGAGTTTTATGACATGGCGTATGACATGCTGTACTTTTGGACACCCAACTACAGTGATGGTGAATCATTGTTGGAGAAGTCACAGATACCGATTCGGACGTATGATGACAAGCCGTTGAGTCCTATCTGTCCGTTGTATTATGCACGCAGGCCAGAAAAGCCCATGTTGGGTATGAGTGCAGTATGTCGTGTGTATGACCAGTTCTATGAGAAAAACATATTAAGAACATACTGGGCCAACAGTGTACGTAGAGACAGTAGACAATATTTGTACAAGGAAGGTTCATTGGATGAAGAGTCGTTGGCCAAGATTACTGCTGGTATTGATGGAGCCATGATACCGGTGGATGAGCCTGTGTTGGATGGTGTTATACGTGCAGTGGGTGTAGAGCCATTGAGTGGCAACTTTGACAGGTACTTGAACTATATTGAGCAAGATATCAATCGGGGTAGCATTTTGGCACCGTTTAGTCGAGGGGAAGCGACAAAGGCAACGGCAACCGAGGTGACTGCCCTTGCTCAATATAGTGCAAGTGAGATTGGTAAGTTGGCCCGTGAGCGTGACAATGCCATAGAGCAGTTGGCATTGGTGTATTTGCGTACAATCAGTTTGTTGACAGAAGACGATGATCAAGCTGTCATTGAGGTCAACAATCTACCAAAGGTTATTACAGTACAGGACTTAGATGCTAAGTTTCGTATAGTAGCTCTTGACCAGTCAAGCACTCCATTGTCAGAAGCCTTGAAGCGTAGCAACTTGGTTCAGCTGCTGCCAGTCTTGACTCAACTGGGAGTATCTCCAGAGAAGATTAAAGAAGAAATTGTACGTCTTTATGACTTACCAGAATCCTTTATGGAAGCACCACCACCACTACCACAACAGCCTCAAGGACCACAAGGTATGACCGGAGCACCAGATGAAACTGATATGAATACAGTTGCTGGTGACATAGGGGCACAAGGTGAAGCACCTACACAGCAACTAGCACAGATGCTTGGCGGGGGTATATAATGCCACGATTCACTTACGGTTGTCATCATTGTGATCGTGAACACACTATGATAGTTAAGTTCAGAGACCCAGACCCTGAGGTTTGCGGTATGGACACTATTGATAGTGGTTGTGGTGGTAAGTTATATAGAATGATTCGTGCTCCCCGTGCTCACAGTAGCTGGAATACAACCGGTAGACATGGTGTCAATGGGTACTACAGCAAGGCCCTTGGTAGACATGTAGAGTCTAGACAAAAGGAGCAAAAGATCATGGAGTCTAGAGGCTTTGTGTGTGAGGCAGACCTACCCAAAGACCGTTGGGATACAGCAGTTGAGACACAGAAGAGACGTGTTGCAAATCAAGATAAAAATATTGAAACCTACACAGAAGCCTTAAAAAGTGGTAAAACAAAAGAGGAAGCTGTCTGTGCTGCATTTACAGCAAGTGATGCAGTCAGCGGTAAACTTGATGAAACATGGGGTAAAAAATGAACGAAGAAATGACAAAGCCATCTATGGAAATGGAAATTGAGATACAAGGTGCTGAACAAGACGATGAGTCAATGTTTGGACAAATGGCCCCTAGAGGCAGATTCACTGCAAAGGCATTGAACAACTTGGTAAAAGCCACCAATCGTTTGTTGCCATTGTTTGATCAAACACCAGACTATCCTATGTTTGAAAGCAATATTACTGAGTTTCCAACAGACTTTGTACGTGTGTTGGCAATGTTTGAAGGTGCTGTCAGTGGTGCTATTGAAGAAGACATTATCGATGAAGAGATGGATTTTGATATGGGTGATATTACTGGTGATGAGAATGTAAACATGTTGGCCGGAAAAATTAACCGTTTAGTGAATGACCGTTCATTTAAGAAGTATCTTAAGGGTATGTCTGATGACAAAGGTGAAGCTACAGAGGGCGAAGAACCCGATACTGACGAGGATATGGAAGATATGGATGTAGATGCCTTGTTCATGGAGCGTATGTAATGCCTATTCGTAAAACCAAAGGTGGATATAAGATTAAGAACGTTAAGGGCACGTCGAAGACCAAGACGGCGGCCAAGAGACGTATGAAAGCTGTAAAAGCAAGACAGAGTGGCAAGTCTAAGAAGAAGGGCTGCTCATGTAAAAACAAAAGGAGATAATATGTCTGTAGACACTACCTCAGTAGAGACTGTCGAAACCCCAGAAACCGTAGAAACCGTAGAAACCCCAGATACAGAAGTTGCTGATACTACAGAAGTAGACCCAAATGCAGAAACTGTTACCATGACACTTGAAGAACTGTTGTCTATTGATGATTTAATGGACATACAAGAGGATGATTTCGAAGAGTTTACGGAAGACGCAAACCACAAAGGCATGAAACCATTGCATGAGTGGATGCAGCACATACCAGAAGAAGTACGAAAGCATGTAGCCAACATTCGTTCATCGTATACACGCAAGACACAAGAACTTGCACAAATGCGCAAAGACTTGGAAGCAGAGCGACAAGCACTTATGGCACAAGAAGAAATGGCTGTTAACAATCCTTTTCTACAACAAGCTGAAGCAGTGTTGGCAAACGAAGAAGAGTATGATTTGTATACACCTGAAGGTATGCAAGCTGAAATCAAACGACAAGCAGCTCAAATGTTGCAAGAAATGATGAAGCCTGCACAAGAAGAAATACAAATGAAGCAACGCAGGATGCAACTAGAACAGTTTAAGAGTGACAATCCAGAGTTGATGGAAGATGATTATAGGCTACCAGTTGCACAAATGTTGCAAGAGCGTCCAGAGTTGAAACTTGAGGATGCTTTTTACATTGTAAAGGCCAAGGTAGATGCAGAACGATTGAAAGAAGAGCGAGCACAAGTTGCACAACAGCGTTCTGAACGTCGTCAAACATTGCGCAAAACGTCTACAGGCAACTCCGTTACACCTTCCGGTACTCCAAAGTTTAGAGATGCTTGGGAAGCTTACCAATACCACAAAAGTCAATCTGCCAAAAAGTGAGGTAACACATGGCTAGAGGTAAACGTAGTGTTAACAAGATTGTCGTCCATCATACAGCTTCGCCGCAAACAACAACGGTCGCGCAGATTCGGGACTGGCACGTCAACGGCAATGGGTGGAGTGATATTGGCTATCATTATATTATTTTGGGTGATGGCACACTCGAAAGGGGTAGATCAATAAACAAGACAGGTGCTCATTGTAGGGGGCACAACAGAGGTTCTATTGGTATATGCGTGACTGGCAATACAAGTGCAGAACCACCAACAACTGCACAGGTGCAATCTTTGCTAGGTACCTTAAACATGTTGCTAGAAGAACATAACATTACTAGGGAAAACGTCTACGGTCACCGAGATCTCGGGGCTACAGAATGTCCGGGCCACTGGCTTTATACAATTTTACAACAATACAAGCAAGGCTTGTGTTGACAATCCAACAACATAACTGTATTATATTATTGTTCGATGGACTTTATAAGCACCCTGACAACAGACATTCCGAGTGGAACACGTTTATAATAGATACAAATAATAAACTTTATTAGGTGATAAAATGGCTATTTCTAATGATTTGCTATCGTCAACCTTGTTTTCCATTCGTGATGGCGAAGTTGACGAACTATTTCAAAAAGTTGCATTTTTAGACAATGCAAAAAGATACAATGGGATTGAATTTGAAGACGGTGGTATTAAAATACAACGTCCACTTTCAATCGCTGAACACTCACAAATTACAAACCTTCCTACTGGTTACGAGGCTGTAAACTTGGCAGTTAAAGATGTATTGCAACCTGCAATCTACAACTGGTCAGACTTTACTGCACCTATCGTAATTACCAAGAAAGAAGAGCTTGAAAACCAAGGCGAAAAGGCTATCGTTAAGATTGTTGAGGCACGTATGCGTTCTGTAATGGGTATGTTGCGACGTGAACTTAACAAGCAGATTCTTGTTGGGAACTCAACTATCTTGACTTCTGTAAATACTTTGAACGGTGCTGTCCTAGACGGGTTCCTTGAGGCTGAGAACAAAGGTGCTGCTGGTAATCAAACCAATAGTGTTGGTGGTATTAGCAAGCAAACTTACAATACTACCAATGGTTGGCAAAACCAAGTATTTGACGTTCAAAATGCTTTTGGTACAAATGGTATCCGTGGTATGCAACAGTTGGCTATTGAAGCAAACAGTGTAACTCATATGGGCGAGATTGACTGCGTGTTGATGTCTGAAAAATGTATGGCTAACTATCGTCGTGCTTTGTTCGCACAAGAGCGATACATTAATGAGAAGACACTTGACGGTGGACGTATGCAGTTGGCCTTTGGTGGAGCAGTTGTAGAGCAAGACCTAGAAATGGGATTTGCATATAACTCAGCTGACTTTGGTGCTGGATTTATGTCTGCGTATTTCTTAAACTTTGACGGTATTAAGTTGTGCATGCATAAAGATGCTGACTTTGCTGTTTCACCATTTGAGCACATTTCAGGAACTACTGCACGAGCAGCGCAATTGTATGTTAAGATGCAATTAATCGCTGACCATCTTGGTTCTTGTGGTGTTCTTTTTGACGCGGAATCTTTTTAAGGAGGTTATCATGGCTACTCAAAATATTATTCAATACTTGGAAACAGGCGTAGGCATCGAGGCTATGAACCGTCGACAAGTGGAAACATTCATTTCCGGTGCTGCTATTGCTGCTAATGATTTAGTATGTCTTGACCTTAGCAAGTCGTCTGATGGTGACAAGGCAATTACAATCATTAAAGCCGATGGTAGTGATGTAACAAAGCGTTGCGTAGTTGGTTTTGCCCTTGAAGCAGCTACAGCTGCTGGTCAAACGGTAGATGTAACAATCGCTGGGATTCACAAAAGCGCAAACGTTGCTGCTGTGAACAAGGGAGACAGTCTAAGCACGTCTGGAACTGCAGGTCGAGCCGACGCATATGTAGCAGGTGATACAGTGCCTGTTATTGCATTTGCTCTTGAAAACCACAGCGCAAATGTTGCTCCGGTGTTTGTTCTAAAACAGTTCTAATCTGAATTTTCCTTGTGATATACTCGAAGGGTGGGTGTGTACGCACTCCACCCTTTTTGTTTGGAGACATTATGGCCAACTTAAAAGCATTGCGTGAAAAGGTTAAAAATATTACTGACTACTCACCTGAACTACAACAGTTTAATGATCAAGTAGATGAGCTGATCAATGACGCATACTATTGTATCTGGACAATGAAGCGTTGGAATTTTGCTACTAAGTTAAGCACATTGCGTTTTCATGTAGACATTACTGCAACTACAGACCTAGAAAACACTGGTGCTACAGCTGTAAATATGAATATTACTCGTGGTCAACGCAAGGCCACACTAAGTGCAGCCATAGATAGGTTGCACAATCCAGATATATGGGAAGGACAACCCATTGAGATTGATACTATGGAGTATACAATATCCAAAGTGTTGTCTCAAACAGAAATTTTATTAGACAGAGCGTATGAGGGAACAAGTTACAACGACTATACAGGTTGGAAGATTAAGAAGCGATGGTATACACTTCCAGAAAACTGTTTGGAGCTGTTGTATTTGGGTCATAGAGATTACCCCTACGTATCTGTAACTGGTTCACAAAACCCGTATGGAAAGTCTACAGCCATACTACCTAGACGTGAAGAGGACTTAGACCTACGTGTAGATAGAGAAATGAGCTATGCTGAAGCGTACATTACCAGTCCTTCAGTTACCGTGAAACCAGCTGAAAAGATTGAACTTACAGTAACAGAAGCTACAGGCAACTTTCCAAATGGTAAGTCTTACGAGTTGTGTTGGGCCTTCCTCAAGGATGGCAAGATTGGTGCTTTGTCAGAGCCTGCGGTAGTTACGTTTGATGCAAGCAACAAAGGCATAGGTGTCAAGTTTGTGTCGTGGGATGATGAAGTCATCATAGCTGACACATACAACGACAAAGATCAGGTTGCTTCTCAATGGGAAGGTTACCGTAAGGTGATACTGTGGAATAAGAACTTTGACAAAACCACAGCAGAGCGTAGAGGGTTGCCGTGTTGGTTGTTTGTTACCGTTGGAGGTTCAAACAGAAATGAACTTAACTATCTAGACATCTTGATTGCAGAGGACACGGTATCATCTATTGAGATACTAAATACCAATCAGTTGGACAATGGTTCTAGACGATACATTGAAATTGATGGACTTCACCAACAGGTAAGACCATATCCTAGAGTAAACGGATTCGACTATGAGGTAGTACAGATTAAGAGTGGTGGTACAACTACCACGTTTCATGACTATGTACGCGAAGGTGTGATACGATACTTAGAGAAACCACAAGACCTACTGTTGTCAACAGATGTTCCGAAAATGCCATACGAGTTTCACCAGCTTATAGTTTACAAAGCATTGGAGGACATATACTTAAAGTTGGGCCAACAAGGGTTGGCAACAACATACGAGCGCAAGTATATGAAAGAGATAACCACTTTGGCCAAGCGATATGTTGACAAGATAGACCAACGCGTACAACGTGGTCAATTTCATATGGCCTATGGTAGACCAACATATGATGGAAGTACGTTGAGGAGACTGTCGTGAAATCACAACGTCTAAGTTCCTATGTGCCTTGTAATGGTGTGAATCAGGTATTGACACCACAACTTGGAGATGCTTTTAAGATTCTAAACTGTCGATACTCTCCAGAAGGTGGATGGGTAGGAGATGTTGGGTTTGAGTCTTGGTGGCAAGCACCTGCAAGTTGGACAGTAAGCACTGCGACACTACAGGACTATTTTGATGCTAAAGTGGATTCATGCTATCAATGGAAAAGACAGGGTACCAATGATGTTTACACGTTTGTGGAACAAAATGGAAAGCTTTATTATGTGCTTGGAAACAAAGGTCAGGGATCCACTTACACTGGAGCTTTTTATGACAATGATCTTGTTGTTGTTGATAGTGATCGTTATGTGCCTAAATTGGGTGACATTGGCAGTCAATATATTAACCTTGGATCCCAACTACTTATTATCAACGGAAGAGACAGAGCCATTCTTTTCAGTGGAGATAAAGTTTGGCGTGACTTTGGTTTTGTTATCTTTACTGGTGCTGCGGATCCACAAGATGTAGACACAGATTACATTACAGGTAGTGAACTTACAGCACCTGCAATATTCTATGGTAAGAAAACTGTGTTTGGTCTTGGAGGCAGTGAGGCAGACGTATCGTATGAGTACGAATACAAAATGTCTTTTATATCTGACCTAGGCGCAGAATCTCCACTAAGTGGTATACAAAGCACAGACTGGGTCTTGCCTGCTGGCAGCACAGACTACAGATATGGAGTGGCCCTAGATTTGCCTGTTGGCCCAGAAGGTACTGTTGCTAGACGCATCTATCGTACAAAGGACATTAATAGTAGTGGTGGTGTTTTGTATTATGTAAAACAAATCAACGAAAACACTAGTAGGTTCTATGTTGATGCCTTACCAGATAGATATTTAGTTGACACAGCACCACCACTAACTGAAAGTGCGCCTATCAATTCAGATTTCAAATACGGTGAAGTTTGGGATAATAGACTGTGGTTGGCCAAAGGTGACAAGATAATCTATAGTAAGTCTGGTATATTTGAACAGTTTGGACTACTGGACTTTTTTACTGTACCAAGTGCGTTCGGTGGTGACATTACACAGGTTCAGGCATTTTACAATAACCTGATTGTATTCAGAGAATCTGCTATAAATATTGTATCGTTTGGTGATGGCGAATACTCTATGTCTACTATAACCAGTACCGTAGGAACCACGGCTCCTAACAGTGTCGTAGTAATACCACAGCTAGGCGTAGTCTTTATGAATGAGCAAGGCATTTATATGTTGACTGGAGGCCTAAATGGTGGTGCGAGTTTGGATGTACAAAAGATTAGTAATGGTATTGATAAAGAACTCAAGCGACGAAATATGCCTTTACTGCATAAAACCGTAGCCGCCTACAGTTCCAAGGAACGGGAAGTGTGGATGCACTACCCAACTGCAGATAGCACAGTGCCAGATACTGGAGCTGTACTACACTTAATACCACAAACACCTATGTGGTCATTTAGACTCAATGAAAGCAATGCAGAATCTGGTTACTGGTCAGCAATGACAACAACCATTGACGGATGCTTTTTGCTAGGCACATCTCCTGAATGGACCATAGCACTGAATCAAACAACAAAGAAGTTTGGTCCATTGCAGGTTATGTCAAACAGCAATACATGGGGCCAGCAAGCTACTATCAGTGCCAGCAACGCTATTAGTAGTACGGTTACAATAACCGACCTACCAAACGCTGGTCATGAGTGGCAGTCAGAATGGTATGCATATCAAAACAGCTCAGTCAAGACTAGATACTACAGTGTTGAACTGCGTATACTATCGTTTGGTGACAATGGATTCAACTTTTACTATTCTACAGACTACGCGTTTGAAGAGACATCTACTGCTACACAGAAACAAGCCAAGTCAGAAACAGTGTTTACGACAAAAGAAGATGCAGTATTTGGTCCGGCAGATGCTTCTGTGACTAAGGTTCCCTTCAAGGTGAGTCAAGGTATACTAAGAGTGGGTAGGTTAATCACATTGCGTTTTGACGTAAACACACAACTAGTAGACCAATTTAAGTTTGGAATTCGGACAACAAACGAACAACAATTTCACTTGGTATCGTTTAATCTGTTGTCAGACTATGTGGCTATGCCAGCATTAAATCAGTCTACACGTTTACAAAAGGGGCAAGCAAGATGAAGGTATATACACAACATGGTCAGAAGCGGTTTGATCAAGTCAAACCAGATAGTATCAATGACAATACAAAGAGCACTATTGGAGTATACAATGGTCGATTGGATGGTCAGAATGTACCAGTGGCCAGCATAGACAATACAAAGTTTATACCATGTAATGTAACCAGCAACAATACTGCAGACCTGTATGCGTTTGCTTGGACCGGTCAGACACAAGATTACTACTTTATTAGACGTTGGCAGGACCTAGAGGAAACTTCAGACGGTATACACAAGCCATTGGTGTTTTTTAATTTGTTGTCTGATGACTGGTCAAGTGGTTGGAATAACATTACAGAAGTTGATAGTACATTTTCTGAGTTTATACTAAATTTAAACAGTCAGTCTGGAACGCTCAGTGGATGTTTTGACATTAATTTTCGTCATGGTGTAGATGTACAAGAAGTATCAGGCGTTATATATAACATCGGCATGGAGTGGTGGACGCGTTGGGGATTGTTTTGCAATGATGTGTTGATTGCAGAATCTGGTCGTGTATACCCACGCCTTGAAAGCTTAAGTATTCCATTTAGTATTTCAGTAGGTACACAGCCAATCAAATTAGAGTTAAAATGGCAAACCGTAAGCACAGAAGATAGACCAGCTGGATCAACAACCGATGTAATAAACAATCTTGAGATATACGGTGCTTCTATATGGGCATGTAATACAAAGAGGTAACTATGGCACTTGTAGGAAATCAATTTTTTGGAGATGGAAGTAAGCCAAATGCTTCCGAACTAAATACTGTATACAATAGTGTTGCTAGTGGTAATATATCTGATGACAATGCACAGGTGGATTGGGCAAATAGAGCACATTTTAGTCCAAACAATCGTATAGTAAAGTTCAATACATTTGACTATGATGGTCAAATAGATTGGTCTACTTCTAGCACCACCTACACCACTATAGAAAATGTTGGTGGCAATCCAAGTCAAGTGTTGCCAGCATATACCACACATGGAAAAGCCTTGGTTAGAGTACATGCTAGTGGTTTAATAAGTCAACCCGAACTTGGAACCACTGATGGCAATGGAACAACAGCACAAATACCACACAATACATATGCTTTTCGATTGTTCATGACTTTAAACAGTGGTGCAAGCACTGTTACTTTGGCCAACTGCACCTATAGTTTTACTGCTAGAGCTGCTTTAACTTCCGAAACTGCAAACAGAGCCATGAACAACTATGGTATAAGGTGGAGAAGCTTTGGCTTTAGTGGTTTGTATTATTTGGCAGCCAGTGATGTTATTGATAAAATTGAGTTGCAAGCATGTGTTGGATATGATCAAAACACTTTAAAACTACGTCACAATCATATACAACTTATTGTAGTGGAGAACTAATGCCATACATTAAAAGTTACACATATGTAGACAACGATGTTTTAACAGCTGCAAATCATGCTTCCAACGAAGATGGTTTGCGTGAGTATGTTAATCAAGAGATTGTTGCTGCAGATATTGCTGCAGACACACTAAGTGGTGAAGTTATTGCATTGCCACGATTTATACCTACTGTATACACTACAGATTTTGTAACCAAGACCATACAAGGCCAGTCTAAGTTGCGATTAAAGCAAAAGTACGCATGGTTTACAAGTACAACAAAAGGACAAAATCAAGTATCAACTACTGTACGAGATTATCAAAGCCTGTACGATACCGGAGCAGAGATATACATACCGAAAGACAATACAACGGTAATGGTTACTGTGTATATGAAAGCATTTGCACAGGAAAATAGCACTGCTGCAAAGGGCGCAGGTAAAGGGCGTTGGCACAATCAGTTTGGATTACAATATGAAAAGCTGGGATTGTTTACTAGGCTTAATGGTACCAGACAATATGTGTTTGAAAACACAACTGCAGCAGATTCCACAGAAGAACCAGTAAAAACTGGTATAGCTGGAAACTTTAGTGGTATACCTGCTGGTCACAGAAGCATTATGGTAACTCGTATGCTAACATTAAGTGCAGGTACATATAGATTTACAATGGTGGTCAATGCCAAAGTAGAAAAAGGTAACGTTAACTCTCAGTCATTTACGATTGAGACTTTTCATGTGTAGGTGAGTATGGGTCCA